GTGCTACAACAATTAGTACATACATTATTGTTCCTCCTCTTTCTTTAGTTTAACTACACGGGGATACTGATCTATCCTGTAACCCTCAGTGAGAAAAGTCTTAGTGTCTTGCTCTTCCATTGTATCAGCAAAGAGATATATTTTCAAGTGTTTAAACTTCCTGCTTTTCTCAGCCAACATTTGTATCCAATGATTAGGAGAGAAGACAGAGATATGAGCATTCCTACCATCAGGTAACAGTTTCAATGCTTCAAAGCAAGCTACGTTTAGAAAGACTATCTTCTTTGCATAGGAAAATATTTCTTCTACTACCCAACCCAAGTCTTCTTCTGCAATATGTTCCAGAACATCAGTGCATATCACTGCATCCTTTCTGTGTATAGGAAGCTTACTGTGTTTCTCATAGCCGGGATCAAAGAGTTCGCACTCATCTAACTCCCAATACTCAGGAAGAGGACAGTCAATTTCATTAGTGATCTCTGAGAACTTGTCTGTGTAGAGTACTGCCTTACCACAGCCATAGTCAAGCACAGACTTACAGTTATTGTTTTTCAGGTATAATTTTATAAGGTCCACAAACTTTAGAAGGCTGCGTCCATTGAACATACCCTCTCCCTGATCGTGTTTCTCCTCATACATCTTAACAAGATTACCATAATCATCTGATGGATTATGTCTACTGTTAGTATTGTCTATATTAATATCAGACATCATAGTATCCTTTAAACTGTGGGCGAACTTCCTGTTCTTCTTTAATCTTCCATAAGTCAGCTACCATTGTATTCTCTCCATGAAAAGACAGAACACCCTCAAGGCCGGGATCGTTAAAGACTTTCTCACAATCCTGTGCCATAGCTAGTAGCTCACCTGTAGTCCAGTAGGACTTGTCCTTGACATTAACCTGTATATACTTAGGCTTGGGAGTTTCACCACCCTCAAGATCACCTGTGGTTTCTGTCTTCTCCTCATCGGTAGGCTCATCTCTGCAACAGTCAAAGCCAAACAGATGTATATCTCTGAAGCCCATTGTGTGTAGCATGCCAATACCACGCATGGCAGCGCATGTACCTCCTGTGATAAGAGTAGCGCCCTGTGGTATGCCAAGCTCCTCACTTAACTTAACCTGTTGTTTCTCAATAACTTTCCCTTGCTCCTCCTCTTCACGAAGCGAGTCAGTGAAAGCGTGCCAGCCCCACATATGGGTATCCTTTTCTTTCAGATACTCTGTAACAGAAGGGTCTGTCATGGATGCAACAAAGAAGTTAATACTAGGGTCAGTCTTTTCAAACAAATCTTTTCGTACAATATTATGTGTACTCTTACCTGTGATTGGTCTGGGGTCAAGAACAATACAACCCCACGGTATGATGCCGTTCTTCATCAGCCCCGGCAGAGCATGTTTAACTGACAGAACTTTACAGCCGGGATTATCATCTATAAACTTTTCTAACTTTGCATAGTCTATGTAGGGACCAGCAGAAACAATAACAGCCTTGTCCTTATGTGCAGGATGCTTTGTAACCCACTTGTCTTTATCTATATGTGTAAGATTAGTTACAATGTTATTGCGTATATACTCTTTTGGTACTGAATCTCTGGGATGAACAACAATAGGAACTTGTTTTAGTTCTGGTGGGATATCAGGAAGAGACTCATCCGTTAGAAATACTACAAGATGTGTACGACCACCACCCAGAACCTTATCATCAGAGGGGAGTACATACTTTCTTACATTAGATTTCTCATCAAAGGTAGTCCAGCCGTCATCCGTAGTTTTTTCTTCGTGTAGCTTTTTAGTAGGGACAGAATCAAAGAGTACTTTCATTCCCTGATACTCATCATCAGGTGTCTTCTCATTGTCTTCCTTAGTAAAGAAGTGATCACCCATAACAACAGGGATAGTTTTAAGTACATCAAACTCATGCTTTACAGTTTTAATACTGTTACCACTTCCCATCAAAGCAAAGTCTACCTCATCCATATAGACAGGCTTTAGAGTATCTCTGACATTACCTTTGTATAACTCATAGGTAAACTCTTTACTCTTCTCTTTCTTCATATGTTCGGCAAACTCGTCAAACCTTTTCTCAACAGCCTTCTTGGTATTGTGTGGCTTGGCGTTGAACTCTTCTTTATCGGTAGCTGTAGTAGCATCTTCAAACAGATCATAACCAATGTAATGAACGGCGTCTGAGTTGTCAAAAGCAGCAAGAGCCATCTCAAGCGCACGACCCCCATTCCATGTCCCCGTCTCTAATATAGTCTTTGGTTTATAGAAACGAATGGTATCAGCAAGCTGCTTGTACCTACCGGGAAGAATGTCAGGAGTTGTTTCATTATCTGATAGCTCAACAATCCTTTGACCATCGCTGTTACGAACATTGACAGAACTCTTATGGTTAATGTTTATTATAAGATTTTCCATACCAACAAACTCATGCACAGTCATGCCATGTGCTGTATAGATAGTGACAAGCCTACTAAGAATAAAAGCAGGGGTCCACTCACGATAATTGATATACTCTCCTGACATATAAGAGCCACGCCAATCACCCATAATATCTACAGCAGTCTGCCGTCCAAGATTAAATGCCATGAGGTAAGATGTTTCAGGTGTGTAAATAAAATCAATGTTATAGGCAGGATCAGGAAAATAATAATCAAGAGTGCTTGTTCGTATGTCTTTAACTGTGAGGCACATAGGATCAACCCAGAGTAGCCAGCATCCCTTGTTCTCAAAGCCACACTCAGTGATAGCAAATACTTCTGGTGCTGCTGACAGCCCATCAAGAAGCTCAGTATACTGTACTGCACCCTCTTCAGTACCGTCATGCTTCTGGTTTTCTTCTACAAATGTAGAGTACTCCGGTATGTTCTCAAGATTATGATATTTAATATTATCTGCTTGAGGCAGGGAATAGTTACTGATGTCTACATTATAATAGTAGCAGTGAAACTCAATGTCTGGTTGCCAGTTTTCTTTAAACTCATTAAGAAGTTTGAAGGCGTTTTTCTTTAACTTCTTTTCGTCAAAGCATGTAACAATTTTATATGTCATAGGGTTCGATTATTCCTTTTCCTGCAAGGTAAGTATAGTCTCCGTTCCATTCAGCAGCATATCTACCATCAATAGCTCTACCGCATTTCCATTCTTTAAACCACGGCCCACCTGTTGTGAAGTGTACGTTCTTGGCTTCTATCTCTTCTGAGGAATGACCATCAAGCCAATTCCATTCCTGATGAATAGTTCCAATGTCAGCTTCTTTATCAGGCAACCATTCAAAGCCGTGTAGCCACCCACCTGTTTGCGTATTAACTTCTAATGGAGTTAATTTTTTATTAAGTGCGTGTCCACAGTTCCAAAGAATAAGACTTGACCAGTTCTTCCTGCGATAGTGTTCCTGCCTCTGGCCGTCCATCTTGAACTCTTCGGTAGGTTCATACTGATGCTTAACACAGTACAGTGGGTAGTAGTCCATGTTATATTCTTCAAACAACTCATTGATGTCAGTGCGAAGATACATGTCACAGTCCATGTACAATGCCCAACCCTGATACATGTTCAGGGCAGGTACAAGAAAACGTGTGAAGCTGAAATCCGTAGAGAATGGCTTACCATCTAGGTCATCTATCATCTGTCCATCTTTAACAGTATGCTTACGGTTAAACAAGCCCATACGCTCTACAATATCTTTGCGAATAGGTTTGACATCCACATTCTCAACTGCAATACGTTCAATGGTAAACTTTAAAACTTCATAGGCCACATCTTCTCTTGGATCATAGCCTATGTAGACTGTGTTAGGTGCTTTTCTCATTATATCTCCTATGTAATTAGGGGGAGCAAACACTACGCACTCCCCCTTAGTTGGTTACAAGTTATAGATTTTTTCTTTCTTGTCTTCAGGTATTACCTGTTGAAGATCGATGGTAATCATACCGTCTCTGAAAGACACATCATCTACAACTACGTCACTGGCAAGGTGGAAAGACTTTGAGAAAGGTCGCTTCGCTATGCCCTTCTGTGCGAACTTCTCATCGTCTTCTTCTTCTTTCTTTCTGCCAGATATGGTTAGTGTACCGTCTTCAGTTTTAATTTCCAACTCTTCTTTACTGAAGCCAGCAGCAGCTAACTCAACTACATATTTACCATTACCATTCTTTATTAGATTGTGCGGTGGATAAGAACTAGCTGTACGGTTAGGCGTCTTCTCTACCATATTTATCATGTCTCTAAATAATCTATCATGTCCAATGGCCCATGTAGAAAACTTAGAAAAGAACGGATCGTTGCTTGAAATATACGCATTCATATCATTTCTCCTTATAGCAAGTTGATATTGTGTGACCCATTATTGGCATCACATATATATTATACTACCTCTTATATGATTTGTCAAGGACTTTTTTGGCGCACTTGGCAGGACTTGAACCTGCAACCTACAGATTAGAAGTCTGTTGTTCTATCCAGTTGAACTACAAGTGCTAATCTACTAACCGTATGCGTTAGAAGTTTTACCCCTTTCTGCAATTTCTTTTATAGTCCTCTTGCAGACTGTGCAAAAAGTTTGTGTTGAATCAATCTTACAAATCTTCTGACACTTCCTGCTTTTTTCTTTTGACTTCTTAGTAGGAAACCAGTTACACTCCACATGATCCACCATGTCCAGTGATGTCACAGATGTCGTGCGTCTCTAGTCCTTCTTCAAACTCCTCACCAAGCTTTTCTACAGCTTCAGTATACGGCACCGAAGATAGAGGTTGTCCTCCCCTACATCCATCAGGGTACACCGTGAAACCTCGCAGCCTGTGAGCGTAAGAAGCAAGAGTATCAGTAAACTCATCAACTGTATCTTCATTGTTAAGCTTACTCCCCCACTTGGGCAGATTGATTGTGCTGCTGATAGACATATCAACATAGTCCTGTACATCTGCCTGAAACTTTATACGCCTCTTGTAGTCCTCTGCAAGATCAAGGGCTGACTCAATGCCTTTTGGATCAACGCCATACAGGTCAATGATCTCCTGTGCTGCACTGTCCACCACGTACTGATAGTGCCAACGATTACCACCCTTCAGATACCTGCGCTTGTAAGCCACAGCAAAGATAGGCTCTACACCTGTGGATGTTCCTGCAAGAATACCTATTGATCCAGTTGGAGCAATGGCACGATTAGCGACAGGGCGGCTACAGCCAAGAGTATTACTAAAGTCGGCACTAACGTGATCACTAACCCCTTTATAAACCGATAGCCACTTGTGAAGTCCTTCCGTAACTTCATACTTCTCTCCTCCCTTGATAAGCCATTCATGCATACCCATCAGGCCAAGGCCGAGCCTACGGTTCTTCTCTCTGGTTTTATAAATCTTATCATAAGGAAGCTTGGCTCTGAGTGTGCCGCACAGAAGAAACTTAGTAGCAAGCTCTACGCAATCTGCAAACTCTTTCAGATCGTCAATGCGCCCCATATTAATAGAACCAAGATTACAAACATCAGAATCATCTTCAGATGTAACCTCCGTGCAAGCATTACGCAGCGTCTCGTTTTCCTTGTCGAAAAAATTAAACGAGAAGCCCGGCTCTGCGCTTCTAAGAGCTTGACGTACATTAGTCCTAAAGACATCTCCTGTATCTCCTGTCTTCCAATAATTAAGTAACCATTCTGTGTCATAGTTAACGCTGATGTTTGTCATGTCCAGCGGTGCAACAAAGTTAAAGTCTTGTTCCTTTACCTGACCAATGGAGAAACCTGTCTCACCCACTGGCATATCATACCAGTTTTTACTGGCAAGAAACTTATTTACATCGGCATGTTTCCAGTTCAGGCTGGCATAGATAGCAGACCTGCGACTACCACCCTGCATAACCCTGCGACCAATTTCGTTGACCATCTGCATCTTTGGTATGGGGCCGGAAGCAAGACCACCTGTACCATTCAGGATACGTCCTTCCTCACGGTACACAGAGTAGTCCACTCCGATACCACCGCCTGTCATAAGACAGGACTCAGACTTCCAAGAGATGTCAGCCCAATCTTCTCTGGTATCCTCCTCTGCTTTGAGAAGGTAGCAGTTGTTAAAGAATTTGTTCTCACGTCCTGCATAATAAAGATAGCGACCACCGGGAATAAACTTCAGGTCAGTGATCATACGTTTCAGTTCGTCTTTGTCGTCCTTACTTAGATAGTCCTGACACACATCGTCTACCAGAGTAGATGACAATGCATCCCATGTCTCGCACCCATGATGGGCGTACTTGTGTTTGAAAATGTCCTCGCTAAACTTAGAGCGAAACATCGGGTTCTCATTAGATCGAAATTGTGGCATAGCTTTGTCCCCTTTATTTATCGTATTCCATTTCCAATATGAGTTGGGCATAGTGGATCGCTTTTTCTATATCCTTTCTCCCCTCTCCTTTTGTGCGGTGTCGAGTGATGTATTTTATCACATTACCCTCCAGATAGTCAAGCCCATTTGCATGGATATATTCTACTGGTTGTATCTTGCATCCCTTGTAGTGTTGTCCCCCTACTTGTTGTTGAAGTGCTTTCTCTTCTTTCATACGTCTAGTATAATAATCATAATTTCTTTCAGTGTTTGGGTAGCTTGGTTCATCATAGGAAAGAGTTAAGCTTTCTTCTGATTTCATTTGCGTTCTCCGATGTTACAGTTTTAAGAGCGAAGCTTCTTACTACTTTAGGTTCTAATCCTGCAAGCTCACACGTTGTCTCAAAGTTTTCACAGGTTACTCCAACAGAACAGAAGACCCATGCACTTGCCTGATCACGATGCAGCACTGTCTCTAAACTTTCAGTAGGTTCTTTAGGTTTGGATAAGTCTAGCAAAGCCTGAAGGATTATGGCAAGATGTAATGTCTTGTCTGAATCTTTCTCAGTTAGATCGTACAGTGTACCGAAGTCCGGTACTTCATTTGTCATCAGACCCTATCCTTTCTATTTTTACTATGTCTTTATAAGGCTTATAAATACCATTTAGAACTTTATATAAATTACTGCTATCATACCCATCTATTTTTTTTAGCGTTTGGAATTCTTCAGTGTGACCATCTTTAAATGTTATAATATATGGTCCTTTAAAATTAGGATGTTTTTCTCCCGATTGAGCAGCACTCATGTTCGCACGATGTTCAGCACTAAGTGTCTTGCCTGTATGAGCAGCACTCATCTTAGCACGGCTTTCAGGACTAATTGTCTTGCCTATATTACCAGCACTTATCTTTGCACGGCTTTCAGCACTATGAAACTCAGGAGTGATAAACTTTACAGAACCTATCTGACCATTGTAGTACAGTCGCTCACCACAGGGTAGAAGTTCCGGTGAGAGTACATCATTGTCTGTCTGGAAATGTACCTCACCGCTTACCACCCCACCTCTTGTTTTATAGTTACAGATAATCTCAAAGGTAAACTTATCTTTACCAAGACGCTTCATGTCTTCTTTAAGTGGCTTACATGATCCTGCGTACACTCTCCAGTTAGATTCTCTGACACGTTTTCTTTTCTTATAGGTGTGGTAGAACTTCCTACCAATATATTTCCTGCCACTGACAGTGTTTGTTATCAGGTAAACAAAGCCATAGTATTTATCAGGGTCTACCTCGCCAACCCAATGATGTTTCTTAAACACTTAAACCGAGACTTCCTCAACGTCAGGCTGCTTCACTACCTGCGTAAGATACCGCCTACCTTGCGAATACTTGAACGCACGTAGCCCTGCACCGCCATTAGCATCAGACCAACAGTCTCTCTTATGCTCGCAATAAACACAACCAACAGCAAGCCTACGGTTGCCAGACTTACCATCAGGTAAATCGGAGTAGCACTTATCAGGTACACTGCTGTCAGCAACCACCTTTTTAAGATGTTTAATTCTTTCTTTAGCATTAATCATCTCCATGCTGTGCAGTTGAGAGAGACATACCTCACCAGTAGATTTATTAATAGCAAGGAAGGCTGCACGATCCAAACCATTAGCCGTTGCGTAGGCAGATACCTGTGCAACATAACCAAACGGATCGTCCTCTGTTAGCCTATTGTATTTAAACTTATCAAACCCCATACCACTGGCAGACTTAACATCAACAAGGACACCATCAATAATTGAGTCTTGATGTCCAACTACACCTTCAAGTGTAACCTCTTTCTGTTGATCTGTAACGTCATGTCCTGCCACTGTGGCACAGAGAAGTAGAAGCTCCTCAAGAATATATCCATAGAGAAACTTAATCCTTGTGGATGGTGGTAGTGTCTCCGGTGTTAGCTTCTTGTTAACATCGTACCAAAGCTTCCTGTCAGGCTTACCAAT